TCACTGGAAGTAGTATCTAATTGACCATCAACTAGATCAACAAGTAAACTACCATCTGTTTTGTTTAATTTATAACTCATTAAATGCCTCCAGTATAAATTATATAATTCAATGTGATGTAAGGATTCATTACATCCATCTGTTGTCCTATTGTGCCACTTATTCCACCTGAATTAGGTAATTGTTGTGCACCTGTTGTATTTGTTAAATCAGGTCCATCTCTAGTTGTCACTTCATTATCTGTTGACGCACCTGCAATATTTCTTGAAGCAAAGAATTGATCGCCATTGTTTGCTCTCATGTTGTGTTCGTGATCCGGTAGGTTTTCTTTTGTGATTGTTTTCTTCTCATCACCTGCACCTTGACCTAAATTATCTGCCGCTACCGCAGTAACTCTGTCTGCTGAACCTTGACCTAAACCTGGATTTGCCATATTGTCTTTACCTAGTGGGAATCTGCCTCGTAAATCAGGTAATTTAAATACAGCCGAAGTTGTAGGCGTTCCGTATTGTGTTCCTATTACACCATAAAGTGTGCTGTACACCGCTCTGCTTATTTCTGCACCATCACACATCAACCAGTTAGCAGGAGCAGTGGCACCTGCAAATAAAGTTATTGAACCTACTGGTGGAGTTGGAATAGTGCTTACAATGTTACCAACAGTAGTTTTAAAAATTCCTGATGTGCCTTGTGTTCTATTGATTATTAATTCATCACTTACTTGACTTGTTGTTGTTAATGTTTGGTTACCAATAAACGAATTGCTTATACTTGTATTAAAAGTTTTAGATGTGCCGCCTGTTTGTCCATCAAAAGTAAAACTTGTTGCTGTAACATCACCAGTCATGTTAAATGTTGTTGCTTGAGTCAATTTATTAGATGAACCTGCTGTACCTGATACTGTACCACTTACGTTTCCTGTTAGGTTTCCAACAAAAGTATTTGCATAAACATTTCCGTATTGATTATTTGTAGAACCTAGGTTGTGTATGTTATTTGCAGAAGGTGTAATGTTGTTTGCAGTTAAATTACCTGCAATACTTGTATCATTACCAACAAATAATTTTTTAGCAACACCTAAACCACCCTTAACAACAAGAGAACCTGAACCAATATTAGTTGCATCAGTTGTATCATTTGCTGTTACTATGCCATCTGCGGACAAAGTGCCTGCAACATCTAGCACAGCAGTTGGATTTGTTTTCATCACACCAACTTGTCCTGCTGAACTCAATCTCATCACAGTAGTTGTTGTGCCTTGGTTGTTTAATCTGAAATCTATTTCTTCATCTAGTGTGCCTAATTGGAATATACCTGCTTGTTGTTCAACAAACATTTTAAATGATCCTGCGGCACCTACTTCTATACCATCATCTGTTTTTATTTTAATTGGAAAATCTGTTAATGAAGTTGTATCTGCTCTTAAAAAATTACCTGCCGCAACTGTTGAACCACTTACAACAAGAGCATCTGCTTTTTCGGCTGTGCCATAAAATTTACCAACACCGTCTCCTTTGATATTTGCTATACTTAAATTTATTCCTGGACGCAGTTGTGAAAAACCAGGTATTGTAGATTTTGGAGTGAATGAATCTGTGGCAATAATTGCCGCTGTTTGAGCCGCAACTTCTAATTTTATAATTGTGTAGTCTAAATCATCAGTTCCTTTGATTGTTGTAGGTGTTGCACCAGTTGTCAATCCTGAACTGTATTGTGGGCCTACTAGAATCCAACCTGATCCTGTGAATAGATATAATTGTTGTTGATCTGTATCAACCCATAAATCACCTGTAATACTTTCTGAAGCACTTGGTTGATTAATGGCTTTTTTAAGTCCGCCTGATGCTACCCATGTTGTACCATCATAAATTTTTAATTGGTTTACACCTGCTGTTGTATCAAACCAAGTTTGACCTTGTATTGGTCTTAATGGAGCCGTGCTATTAGCAAAATTTTCTAATACGTGTAGAAAATTCTCTGCTATAATTGTACCATATGATGTTGTGTTTTTTCCTGGAAACTGTAAACTAGTTTGACTGTTCACTGTGTTGTCTTCGACAGTGATAGTACCTTTGTTTACTGCATCAGAAAAACTTATGGTATATGACATCTATTACCCCTCGTTAAAACCTGTCAAACTTTGTACTCTAACAGTGTAATCTATTTGCACTAATCTGTTTAAACTTTTTTGTACAGGATGAAAAACCACGTGTGTTAAAAGTTTACCTGTGCCACTTGGCGAATAACTAACAAGTCCTAATTCATCAAACACATATAAACTATTTGCCTGCGATGCTTGATCAACTGCATCTTGTCCATTTGGCTCACCGTAATCTAAAAGACAAGTAACAAGAACATCTGTATAATTTGTTCCGTTTACGTGTCTAGTTTCTATTTTATTTCTCTGAGGATCTAAGTTTGTTACACTTCTATCATCAACTACTTTGCTATATGTTTGATTATACAGACTTGCATTTGTGCCAGTACTGTTAGGAGTCAAATATGTAATAATTCCTGTTGGATCAACACTTGTTCCGCCGTTACCAAACGCCATTGAATTAATAAAACCTTGACCTTGATTAGCAACACTCTCCGCTAAAGCAATACTCATGTTCTCATAGTGAATTGCATTGCGTTTATTGACGAAAACAGCGCCTGATTCAGGGTCATGTATCTTAATATGACCTTGTATTAAAACTCCGTTGTTTTCATTAAATTTACTCATTTATGCTCCAATTTCTATTGTATTTATTGCGGCGGAGCCACTTCTTTTTGACGTATGAATCTTGCGATGTCATTATCCGTCTGACTCAGTGGATCTGTGCCTTCTTGCCAAATTTTACCTTGTTTACGTATCACCACAATTTTGGCATTTGCGGCTGGTGTATTAGTAAATGTAATCACAGGATTTACACCATCTACTGTGAATTCTGCTGACACAGTGTCATCTGCTTCAGGACTGTCCTGTCCGTTTGCTGGATTGTACTGTGAAATACTGTTTTTACGCATTCTCTTACCGCCAACAAATAATTCAAATTGATTAGCATTTGTTGGAGTAAACGAAATAGTTAATTGATTATTTGACACATCTGCTCCTGTGTACACTTCCGATACAAACTCATCTTTGTAAGGAACTGTCTGGAATCCACTTTGATCATGAACTTCTGTGTCAGCAAAGTGTTGAGTTGGTACTCCTGTGCCATATGTACCTCTTCTTAATTGTTGTAATTTGTTACCATCCTTGATCCAATATTCAATTCTTTCACCATCTATGAAAACAATGCCAGGTAAACTAGCAGTGATATTTGGTTCCGTTATTCCTGTTGCGTCTTTCAAAACAATTTCTTTGTCATACCAGTACAATGTATTTGCAAGGAAGTATTGTCTATCATTTCCTATACGTTTAAAGTGTGTTCTGTTCATCATATCTTTGAACTGTCTGTATGCAAATTTACCAATGAAACTTGGTGCAGAGAAATGCATGACATCTATTTGATCATTTTGACTTACAGTTCTAGAAATCAGCACTCTCATTTGATCATTTGACACAGTGTAGTCCACACTTGGTGCTAGCCATTCTCCGTTCAATGACACCCAAACATATTGAGCATCAACTGCCGGCTTACGTAGATAGATTACACCGTTTGTTAATTGATTGTATTGATAATAATCGTCGCTGTTTACTGTGATTGACAATCTAGCAATCACATCTGCCTGTTCTCTTTCAATGTCTGCTATGTCATGTTTACTGAACTGATAAGCAGTAACTTTTGTATTCTGTGTTGGTGCATTGGTCAATGTCAACACACCAGCGTCTGATACACTGTATTGTCCATTGTCTATGAACACATCTAAAATATCACCAACAACACCCACACCTGACTCTAGTGTAACACTAGAATTTCCTGGATTCCATCTGTATTGTGAACTTGTCATTTCAACATCATTTAAAAATGCTCTTACGTCAGTTGAATTAATACTGCCCGGTACTATTTGCCAATTTTCAATTTCATATTCTCTTAATGCTGAAACTTTAAATTGTTTGTACCAACCACTTCTTAACATATTGTCTCCAACTTTAACAATTACATTAGTTGTCAAAGGCTGTTGAGCAAAAGGTGTTGGCGATAATTGATAAGTTGCTGTGCTTCCGTCACCAGTGAATTCATTTTGCGTAACTTCACTGAATGATTGACTTGCACTTTCATATACACAAATACTAATAACAGCATCTATCGCCGGCGCTGTGTTAAATCTAATTGCTACTCTATTTGGTACAGCAAATGAACTGTCTGTTTCTAAAACTTGGAATGTTGTTCTTTGACCGTTTACTCTAACAAATACTGAAATTTTGCCTGCTGTGTATTTTGCTCTTGTAACAAAGTCAACTGTTGAACCATCACCAGTGAATGTATCTACATCTAAAACAGATTCGCCATTGTTGCCCATAGTAATAAAATTAATTTTATTGCCATTTGCAGGTGCACTGTTGAATATGATTTTTTTGTTTTGATAATCAACTGTGAATAAATTGCTGTTGTATAATATGTTGTTTACTGAAACAAATACAGCATCAGCACTTTGCGGATAATCTGTGTAAGCAAATTCAGTTGTAGTACCATCACCTATATAATTGTAACTGTTAATTTTACTTCCAGTGTTTGAACCTCTATCATAAACTTGTATGTCTAATGTGTCTAAAACTTGTCCTGGTACAAATTCTTCAGGTCCATGCGATGACGTCGGAGTTACAAATCCATCTCCATCAACATTTATATCCTCAGCACTTAAACCTTGTGCTGTAGAGTATGCTAAATCACCACCTTGTAAAAGTGTATCAACTTCTTTAGGATCAGGTAAGAAAGAACCATCGCTTGATGATTTTCTTATTATTATTGTGTCATTGCCCGTTTCAACAGCACTGATATCGACAGTTTTTGTAGAGCCGTCACCAATGATTGTTTCCATTACAGCATTGACATTTGTTTGCTGTGGTGTTCCAAAATTTGGATCATCAACTCTTACACCATTTCTGTATACATTGTATTGTACATTGGCTTCTAATGTTTTAGAAAGTGTTAATGATAATGTACTTTGATCCAGATAGAAAACTTCGTCTTCATAACTTTCATCATACGTGTCCCACTCACCATCCATAAACGGTTGGTTGTCCCAGCCTGATTTATTTTCAAATCCTATACTACGTACTTCTACTCCACCATAGTCTATACCTTCAATTACCTGTGCAAGTTCCTTGCCTGGCATTCCAGCAGTTGGAGAGTAATATAAATTCACTCTATCTTGTGTTTGTAACACATCTTGATCAATCAAATATTCTATAGATATATTTGCGTTGTTTGCCGGAGGTAAAGTGAATGAAACATAACCACAATTTCTTGTGTACGATTTAGTTTCATCTACATCATTATTAAAAGTGTATTCGCTTCTTAATTTTAATTGATTGTTTACTTTTACTTTGACAGTTGTTGTACGTAAATCCATTGGCCATTTCAATTTAAATTTCAATTGACTTGCGTTGCCAGAGAATGTTTCTGTTCTTGTTAAATTAGCAAGTAAAAGATCTCCAGTTGTTCTGTCAAATTTTACACCAATGTGCGTTGATCTAACAAGGCTATCACCTAAAACTGCATTGGCTTCAGCAACTGTGCCTGTAGTTGATCCTAAAATGTTTACTGTTGGAGCACCAATGTATCCACTACCACCATTTGTTACATTTATTCTGTTTATTGTTCCATTTTTGATATATGCTGTTGCTGTGGCTCCAGAACCTCCGCCCCCAACTATTTCTATTGTAGGTGCGTTTTTGTAAAGTGTTCCACCTTGTTTTATATTAATAGACTTGATTGAAAAACCTACATTATCTTTCCAATGTTTGTTTGGATAAGTGTTTATGTTGTCTGCATTTACTAATGCATTGTTTTCTACCCTAATATTTGAAGGAGTAATTACTCCATTGATATATCTTGGCGGTAAATCAAAATCTGTTAAAGAAGTATTAGTAGGTTCAATTTTATCATAAGAACTTACATATTCTCTAATTTTAGATTTGTATGGTTTTATTTCTTTAATGTAATCTTCATAGTTGGATAGATTATCATTTTTAAATGTGACTTTTTGTTTCAAGTCGCCTACATTGTGTTGTGCTGTAACAAAACTTGTTTTAAATACCCAATCATTTAGAGTATCTTCTGATAAAGCATATCTAATACTTGCAAAGAACAATTTGTTGTATTCTAATTTTAATTCTTCAACAAATATGCTGTCCCTTACAGTTTGTAAAATAATTCTTGTTTCTTCAATAGGCTGTCTATCATAAAGTTGAACGTCAAAACTATTTGAATCAAAACCTATATTTTGATTTGCGTAATCATATAATTTTGTGTTAAATTGTATTGTTCCATTCTGTCTTCCCACAGTTTTGTAATTTACTGTGTAGTCAACATCCTCTTTATTATCTACTTTTTCTAATAGTAACCAGCCACCTGTGCCCACAGTTTCAATTTTTACTATGTCGCCTATATCACACTCGATTGCGTCTAATTCATAAGTTTGTGAAACTTTTTTATCAATGGCAGTAAGTTCACTGTATCCTGTGTCATACCAATCAGCATAGTTCCAATACAATCCAACATTGTAACTTTGTATTCTTGTACGTGTCCAACCCTCTGTTGTGTAAGAGTATATTGCCCATTTGCCTGTAACAGTGCTGTCTGCATTTACTAAAGCACTGAAATCACGCACAGTGATTGTGTCTATTGACTTGTAATTACTACCTTGTTCACGTACAACAGCATTTGACACTGAACCATTTACGTCTATTGATAATTCTATTACTGCACCTGATCCTGTTGTTGTGTTTATTGTTATTGTTGGTTTAAATTTATAACCTTTACCTGCGTCTGAAACAAATACAGATTTAATTTTTCCGTCTTCAATTGTTGGAACTAGAGTTGCTGTTTTTACTGTACCAACACCAACAAATTGTAAATCTTTTTCTGTGTCAACTGTAACATCATACAAACCTGTTGCTGTTAAAGGTGCTGGATCAGATTTTGTTAAACTGGATAAGTCTACTTCATCTACAATTAAGTTAGAAATTAATGTGCTGTTGATTCTTTCAATTGCTTGTTTCAAAGCCTCTTGTTTGTTTTTGAACCAACTTTGTCTTGGTTGCATCAACGTACCATATTTTAATTTTTCACTTAATTCAGGATCTGGAACGTGATTTTCTAATTCATCGTAACCAATTAAACTGTTGAACCAAACAGTTTCAATGTCTGTTGGGATTTTGCTAGACGCTAAATTTTCAGTTACTATTGCATACTCTTCATGAATATCATTATTTGTGGCTGTGTTAATCAACCTAAAGTTTATTACAGCATCTTTATCACTTATTAATCCGCCACAGTTTACAATAGCAAATTTATTTGAACCAAATATCGTTACATATTTGTATCCTTGAGATCTTGGATCTTTAATTAATTTTGACACGCCATTTGCAGATAAACTTCTTCCTTCAATCTGCGGAATCGATGTTTTATCTTTTACCCAGTAAAAATAAACATTTGTAAACACACCTGCAACTTGATCATATTGTTTTTTCAACACAAAGTTATTAGTGTTTGAAACTGTGCCTGTTATACCTAAAGATAAACCTTCTGGACTTGCACTTAAAGTATTCCACTGAGTAGGCGTGTATTTTGATTGTGTCCATTCATGTATATCTATTGTTGCTCCTGGAAACAATTTATTCCAGTAAGCATTATTGAAAATTATATTACTTTGATAAGGATAATAGTATTGTGCTTTGCTTATATCCCACCATAATCTTCCTACCTGGGTGTGGTCCCAATGATTCAAATCATCTTGTTTTGTGGAGCCTGATTGATTGTAGTATGCTGGATCATATTTTGTTTTGTAGAAAATTTCTTCTTCTGCTGGCCCTGGTATTTTTCCAAAGATCGGATCAATATAATCTAGATTTGCCAAAACTTTTTTAGTTTTTTTATTGTATAAGAATACACTTTTAATTTTTGTTAAATCAGGTTGTTCTATTCCACCAACAGTTTCATGTACACTTGTCCAGTTATTTGCATCTTGAGATCTACGGAAGTCAATAGTTGTACCTACTTCTTCATCTATTAATTGTAGATTAGGCATTCCAACATAAACGTGGTTTACATTTACTAACAAATTAGAACCAAATTGCTGTATGCTTGTATCTGCATAAGTGAATTTTTCTGCATACAATAATGTGTTATCAAATTTTTCATAAATGTGAATTGTACCTGTGTCTTGTACAATTTTTGTGAATGACGTCATTTCATTATCGAAACTTGTTGTGCCACTATCAAAAGCAGTGTTAATTGTCATGTCACCTTTTAAACTTGTTACAGCAAGAATATCTCCACTGAAAGATAAAGCATATCCAAAGTTTTCACTTACTTCTTTAGCAGGACTTGTTAAAGTTTGTGTTAGTGAATATAGACCTGAATCGTCTGTTGCTTTCTTGTAAACATAAACAGCACCCATATCTATATCAGTAAAGTCTTTTAGAGGAGATCCAACAGCGATTAATTCACCATCGCCACTGATACTGATATCAGCACCAAAATTAATTGTAGGTCCTGAATCATCTGGTGCAGTGATTGTTTGTTTGTATGTGTAATGATTGTCATGCAATCTGTAAACAATTATTTTTTGACTGTCATTTGAATACAATACATTTGCAATAATATTGTTTCCATTTGTGTCAATGTCAAATCTATTTCCAAACTGAACCATGCTGTTTTGATCTAGAGTACTATCATTCTCTAATTCAACTCCAGAATCATTTGGAATGTAGCCTAAGAAATCTGTGTGCGTATTCTGTAGTTGCCAATTTGCTGTGTCAAATGCACCAGCAATCATATTAGTTGTTGCTTTGTACAATTGATTGTTATACACAACTAGTTCACCTGTTTGATAAGCCACTGTGTTTTCAAATACGCCTCTGTATTGAGGATCAATACCTAACCACCAATTTTTAGTAGCACTGTTTTCTATGAAATAAATTTTGCCTGGTAAATTTGTAGTGCCGTCACCTTCTGCACCAATGTACGCAACAGTTTCACTGCCCACTGTTCTAATTTTAATCCTAGAACCAAATCTTAATCCAGTGGCGGCGTCAGGTATGCTGTAACCACCTGCAAAACTAAATTGTCCACTAGTTTCTTTTTTGTACACAAGGAAACAACCTTGGTTAGTGAACGCACTCTGTACACCTTCGCCTATTGGAATGTTGTAAACTTGTATCCAATCTCTATTGACACTGCTTGGTGTGTTTGCAGAAACATTAATACCATCCAATGTTTGTTCGTCCCAAGTCCAATATTCAATATCTCTTCCAAAGTATTCTGTGATTGTGCCTGAGAAGTTAATTGGTGCTGTGTGTTCAAACACTAATAAATTACCAATTATTCCTGGAGGCATATTGCTATCTGTAAATGCTGTTTGTTCAATATTACCTAACAATCTATTTGGTGTACCTACAACTGTGATCGTTCCATTGAAGCCTGCATTGGAACCTTGTACAAATGGCATACCATTGCCTGATAAATTTTTGATCCATAATCTATATTTTTGCAATCCTGTATATTGAATTGCCGCCACTGTACCTTCTCCACCAAAGCCTGCTGTTTGTGTGTAAGTAGTATCACATCTGACAACGTCACCAACTGTTGGCACATAGAAGTTTGCGTTATTGTCCGGTTGTGAGTCAACATCAACATAGCCTTCCCAAACATCATTGATTGTTTTTAATCCGTTGGTGTCAGCATTAGAAATATTCAATCCTGGGAAAGTGTATCTGTTGTTTGACACAGTGTTAAACCAAACATTGATCTGATCACCTGCCTGTTTGCCTAGTGCATGATAACTTGTTTGAACGTCTGTTCTGATAAAATACTTGTTACTTAACACACTGACTGGCGAACTGTTTGCCTGCCAACTGTTTGTGCTTTGATCCACATAGTAACTTTGTGAATAAGACAGCATACCGAACTCAGCATTATAAACTGGACCTTGCGGACTGATAGGCATCCATGGTATCTCTAATGAGTTATTGAAATGGCTGATTGTTCTTGTTATACCTTGTCTTACAATGTCATATATTACCAAGTGATTAGATGTATCTGCACCTAAATCTGTTGAAACTGCTGTTGGGAAGTCAACTCTCCACCAGCCGCCTAGGTGATTGTAATCTTCTGTGATCACTCTGTCATAGGCACCTATTTCTAAATTTCCAAAATTGATTGAGTCTGAAGTAGAAAATACACCTTGCACATCTTTCAAATAGATAAGAGTTTTTGTTCCAACTTTGTTTACATAAACTACTGTTCCTTGTGCTGTATCTGTTGTAAGCACATTACCAACCACAGGATCAGTCAATGTTATATCAACTTTAAGAATTTCATCAATTTTTTCAACAATAGGTATTGCTTGTCCTGTGAATATTTCATTGCTGATTGTTGATACATTAATATTTTCTCCAAACGGTCCTTTTGGATCCTTTTGATAATTGTTTCTGTCTTGGTTATAATCTGATGTGAAACTTAAATAATCTAGATATAACTTGTCACCAATTTTTGTGCCGTTGTATTGATCAGCACTTGCTCTTATTAAAAGGTGATTTGTTGTTGTGCCTGTGTGTACATAATCACCTATTAACATATTAGTGATTGCTGAGCCTGTTGCTTCGTTGTATAAACCCGCGGCATCAAAAGTTGTAAAATCTACTGAAGGATCTGCACCAATAATTTGATTAGTTGCTCTCCATAATTGTTTTTTGTATTGAACAATATTTCCTGTTGCATAATTTTGTGTGTCAACAAATTGTCCTTTGTATTCTGTTTTTAGATTGCTGGCATCTGGAGCACCAACTAAAATGTAATCACCTTCTGGGGAAATTTCCATTGCTTGTCCAAATTTACTGTTTGAACCAAATAAATCTGTCTGCTGATAGATAGGATCTACAGTTGGTGATTGAATTACTTGTATCAGTCTTAATGTAGCACTTTCAGTTCCTCTACTGAACACATAAATTTGTCCATCATTTTCATCTGGTTGTCCTACTAATAGTATTGTGTTATTTTTGTTTGCTGATAATACTTGTCCAAAACTTACATCACCTGAATCTGTTGTTGAACTTACTGTGTCATGCTGTTTGAAAACAAATTTATTGTTTACAATTTTCCATTTACCATCATTACTTTGATCTACCCAGAATTTTTCATCATCTTTTAATCCTTGATCAACAATTCTTTGATTTATTTCTGCAATATCAGACACACGACTTGTAACAAGTCTTCTTACAAATCCTACTGCTGTTGTAATAGATTGGAATCCTGTTTTTGGTTCGCACACAATTTGATTTAAAGATACTGAACTACATTTTAACACATAGTCAGAACCATTTGCATTCACAACAAAAATCTCTCCAACTGCCATTTCAGCATTGTTTAAAGTGGTAACTGTGATTCCATTAGGACCTGCAACAACACTTGTGATTGTTTGATTAGTATTTGAATATCTAAACACATTCCATGAATTGTTGTAGTTTCCTACCCAAACATATTGTCCATCTTTTAATGTTGTTAAAGTTGTGCTTGTCAATAAATCATCATAACTGCCAACTGTAACAGATATGTCAATTGGATTTACTGGTCCTGCAGTTTTGATGTATGTGTTTTTGTCATATTTTATAGGAAAAGGATTGTGTGTGTAATTTTCAGGTTTTAGATACACCTCGCCTGATTGTATTCTGTACACTAGATCTGTTTCTGCTCCTGTGCCTGTATCTGTTAATTCGACTGGTTGAGGATTCAATCTTACTTTGGATTCATCCAGCACATATTCTATCTCGTCGAAAGTATCCGAAGCACCGTATTGTCCTTTACGTATGCCCCACTCTTCATAGAAATCAACGCTTTCTTTGTCCGCACTTGCTAAAGCGTCAAACAATTTGCTTAATGCATTTGATGTTCCTTTTTCTCTAATGTAACCTTGATAAAATTTGTATTGAGCAACATCATCATTTATGATATTTCTTAAGTACTCTCTTGGTTGATAACCAATCAAGTGTTGTGCCATTCTTTGTTGGTCAGTATCAAAGTTGTCTGTATCTAAATCGTAAAAGTCAGCAAACTGGTTTGCTTTGTAATCAAAGTTTGCATACAGAGAAGGTTGTGGGCGGTTGTCTAATCTACGCCAGTCTTCTTCATTAAATTTTTCTACTGCTTTTAATTTACTATTTGCTGTGTAATAAAATTGTTTGTGTTTGACCACATCACTCATAGCATATTTTGTAAATGGTGCCCATTCTTGTATTTTCGCTTCATCAAATATAAAGCCTGGAGATACTCCACTGCCGTCCCACTCAGTCAAGTATCCTAATACTTTGATTCTATCTTGTTTGTAACCACTTGCAGGATCAAAAATTAAGTCATTGAAAGTGGTTGTGTTATCTATGACACAAACGTTTTCTTTTTGCACCACAGGAATCTTGCAGAAATATATTCCATTTATAGTGTCTTTGAGCAGTAATTCAAATACATTTCTATCCCTTGTAACACGCACAAAGTTTTTGTCTAAATTGTTTCCGTCTTCTTTTAACACGCCGTAAGAATAAAAATTATCCAACACATTATCAGTAGTTGCATTTGGAGTTTCTAAGACTAATCTCTCTGCAGATGGACTCAAACTAATCACACTGCCGGCGTCCCAATTTTGTGTAGTCCAGTATAAAAATTCACGCACTGACAATTGCCAGTTAGAAACTTTTTCTAAACTCTTTTCAAAATCATTAAATTTAAAACCTTTTGATTTTAGGTATTCTCCATATCCTAAAATCACATCAACCACTTCTTGAACAGTTTCGTAGGTTGTGCCATATGCAACTGTTGAAACATCTGTGCTGAATTGTTTTCTTAGTTGTGCAACTGCTCCTCCTTCGATAGGCAATTCAACAAGTTTTACAAATTTTGATAGGTCGAAAGTGCTTTCTGAAAGGTGTTGTGTCTCTACTGCATAAAATTCATTGGCATATTTTACATATTGTCCAACATCATATCTTTTGTTTTCTGCCCAATTTACATAAGACGCACTTACTCCACCAACATTGATAGTTGGATCAGCAGTGATTGGAATTGGAGCATAATATTTTATTACAGGATTGTTTTTGTCATAACCTTTTACAAGATATCCTGATGTAGTCTTTTCTATTATTAAAGCACTGTAAGTGATAAGTTCAACAGCAGAACTTGTATTGTAAATTAATTTGTAATTTTCTTCAGGAACAAAAATATTGGCAGTGTTTGTAGGAGACTTACTGTCTAATACTAACTTGAATTTGTCTTTGTTACTGAATCCTCTTATTTTAAATCCTATTTGTGCTTTGATATTTTTAATTTTTGCTTTGTAGTCTGCATAACTATTGACTAGATTTACTTCAACAAAATCATAGATGTAGTTTACAAGTCCAGCAGTTAAGACTGTTGTTTTTTCAGATACAGCACTTGGAAATACCAAAGCGGAAGGTTGTAATCTTAAACCAGTTGAATAAACAATTTGCCCTGCATCATTTCTTTTTACTCTGCTTGTATCCCAACCTATACCAATTACTTTTGCTGGTTGGTGCAGTAAGAATGCTTTTAATATTGCAAAAGGATAATCCGAACTTCTTCTCCAAGCAGTTTCTACTGGACTGTGATCTCCAAATGCATACTTGGATTTCGTTAAATTTAAAACTACCTCTCTAGCATATCCACTTTCAAAAGGACTTCTTATTGTGCCTGTGCTTGTAACAGGAATATAAGAAGTTAGATTTGGTCTTTTGTATTTGTCTAGTACAACTAATTTTTTGTTAGGTTCTCTTACAACGCCTGCTTCCATATCTTTCCATAGCACAAGATTTTCTTTTGTGTACGGAGCCGGACCGTAAGTTGTTTCCCACCATGTTGGTTTTTCTGTGAAACCTATTATTTCCCATGGAGTGATATTGGGTCTATCTGTGCCAAGTAAATTTTTGTATATGCCTCTCCAATGTCCTAATAATTTTTCACCTGTTGGTGACACAGCATTAGAATAATTCCAGGTCAAACTATTTGTATCTTGATGATATGTGTTTGCTGTATAATCTTCATTACCAATAAATGTTGCCCATTCATTGTAATTTTGTAACAACACAGTGTTTATTGAATCATGATTAAACAAGTTTGTTCTGCCTGCTTTAGGAATAAAAGCATTGTAGTCTAACAAATCACTATTGTAAGTCGTCTTAATATTATTGTAAATTCTTTTTTCTAATTCTAGTATTAAATCATCTCTATAATCACCGTATGCTTTTGTAATACTACCGTCGTGTCCTTGTATAACATCTACAGGAGTGACTAAAGTGGTGTCGCTGTATTTTTGTGGAATATATTTTGGATATAAACCTAATTTTGTTGGCGTTGCTGGAATGTGAGATCCGTTTGATGTGTCAAACTCTCTGATAACAATTTCATCATCAAGTGTAAGTGTTTTGGTTACGTTCACAAATCCATTTGTAAAAACATAATCTTGTCCGTGTAAAAGTTGTTCACCATTGTGGTACACGTTTACTGCTTGAATTGATAAACTGTTTAAATCAAAGTTTGTTGATATTGCATAGAATTGACTGTTTGTGTCTAATACTTTGTGTGTTGTTGATTTAAATGCACCAATACCCAACATATCTGTTTGGAAAAATGCAGATGATTCTGTGTAATTTTTATTAATTGCCTCTAAAACTTTGTCCACTGCAACATCCACATTGCCATCAAAACCTAAGTTTGTTGCTTTTTCAACAAATGCTCTTTTAAATCTTAAGTATGCTTCTTGACTGTATGCAATAGAATTTACTACGTGAATATCTTTTCTTAACAAAGTGTACATTGCAAGACTGAGTGGTCCTGAATGTTGTAAAAATTTTCTACCAAATTTTGTTGCATTTGGAAAATCTCTTAAATTACTTGCACCTGGAGTAACGCCTTCAATGCCTGTAAGTTCATTTGTGATTGTTTTAACATGGTCAGTTACTTGTCCAAGAGTAAAAGATGAAATATTATCATTTAGTGTGTTACTTTCTAAATTGTTAGGAAACTCATAGTGTCCATTTGTATTTTTAATTGAGGCACTAGATGTTTTAATTACAACCACATCACCCACTGTTAATGCCTGACTGAAATTAATGTAAGCAACTGAATTAATTCTGTTTATTGTGTAATCTGTAAGTTCTTTTTTAATTTGGTTATTGACAAAAACTTTCACAGTTAAATCATTAAGGTCTCCGCTTTTATCATACACATCAACAGCAAAGTCGTTTGTTTGTCTTGCAGTTACATCGTATAATCTTTCAACTCTTTGATAACTCTCAGTGTCTGCTTTTTCCCAACCATTTTGTAAACTGTTTGTTGTTCTGTCAGTGAATTTTTTTAAAAATGCTGTGTCAGTGTTTACAGTTGTTTGTGTGTCGTCACCATATACAAAACTATCATTTACTAGATTAAAATCAAAAGTGATATCACCAATGTTGTTTACATTAAGATATTTTATTGGAAATCCTAATTCAGGATCGTTTGCTCCTACACCCTCTTGGTAACTAAAAACTTTGTTTCCTCTAAAACTTGAGTTGCTGTAATTTGTAGTATCTGTGTAACTGATTCCAGTTTCATCAAAAAGTTCAAACATTGGCGCTTGATTGACTGTTGTTTTTTCTTGTGTAAGTTGCCAAGTTGTTCCGTCGAACCAATAAATTTTACCTTGATTTTTTGTACCTTGAGTAACAAGCACCGTTTCATTTTCTAAACTTGTAGCATCTGTTACTTCAACTAAACTGATTTGTCTTGTTGTCGTATTGTTTTGTGTAAAATCTAAAAATTTAACCTCATAAATTTTGTTTTTCACAAGCGGATCTGTATCTGCTGTGAACATTACTTTCATTCCATTTGTAAGTTCTACGCCATCTATGTGATATCCTACTGCTCCTTCAACATCGCTCATTGCGTCTGTTGTTACAGTATCAATTAAATTTATGTTACCTTTACTTGATGTTCCAAAGTTGTATAATTTTAATCCTGCTTCAAATTCTATAATTGGTCTTCTTGCTCTTAAAGATTGATCAACATTAGCAATCTGACCATTTGCTTTTGCACTGGCTTCAATGACAGACTTATGAATCCATCTGTTGTGTCTGCTCCAAGGATTTCTGTCTGGAGATGCTTTGTTAATGACTACATAGTCTTTATTCAGGGCGTAAGATGTCGCTGTGCCAAATCCTACAGTATCAAATTGTGTTGTATCAAATGGCACAGGAGTATTTTCTGTGTAAGAACTTACAACTTCTAAATTTTGTACATTTATTAATTGTATAGCATCACCTACTCCTTCAACATAATATTCTCCTTCTGCGTATTCAGTTGGAGTAATTGTGCCTTTGAAATTAATTTTCATTCCATTAGACAATTCTGTGCCGTCGGATAATGTGTAAGATTTTTTACCTATTAATTCTTTTGCAACATCTAGTTCACTGTTTTCATCTATAGTGTATATTTTTATTAGTCCCCAAGCATTAATGTCATTGTTTGCACCGTAGTATAACTTATCTGGTGCTGTGTCTGAAACCGTGAATTCGATGACGCCTTTTTCAACTTTTTGTTGACTAACACCAACATTGTATATAAAGTCATCACTGGAACTTCTTGCAGTCTTAATTGTAAACGGAAGACCTTGTGCTGATATATCAAACTTGTATGTTTGACCTTTGTATAATGTTAAAGTTGGATTTACAGTTTTGCCATCTGGTGTAAAGATATAAGCATAATTGTCGCCTTGATCACTTTTTGTAACCGTGTATGTGCTGACTACTGATCTTTGCTGACCCGTTACTGATACTGTGGATGCTCCGTAAGGTAGCCAAAAATATTCTCTATAATTAACAAATTTGTCCCAATTAATTTTTGGAGACCATGTGTAATATTCCTGTGCATTCAAATTGGAATGATCATCAGCATAGCCGTTTAAATTTTTTACTTGATTAATATAGTCAATATAATCTTTGAAAAAATTAACATTACCTAATTCATCTGTCTGTGTGATTGCAGGTTCAAATTGATAATTTTGTCTATCATCATTGATGTCTTTAACATAGTAATCGTCTGCTTTGTAAGACTGTGTGTTCTTCCTACCATAATACGCAGAAATTTTTTCCAGTGTTCCGCTGGAAATCATTTGATCTAGTGTGCTGTTTAAAAATTTTTGATTGGCAGAAGTTCTAAAATACTTAGGTAGAAACTCCGCAGATTTTCTTCTGTTAGATTCAGACCCTACTGGAACTGGAAATTCTTTCTTGTTGTCGTATGCCATTAATATCCACTGCCTCCTCCACTAGAGCCTCCTGAACTAGAACTCGTAGAACCTGTTGCACTCGAACTAGAAGCAAGTGTGCCACTTAATGAAGATGACGTAGACGTAGAACTTGTTGTCACTGTGCCAGTGGCTTTAATTTGTGCGGCTGTGACCGCATCTATAATTTCAATATCTGAAACTTTTGCTCCACTTATGAAAATTTCATCGCTTTCTGAACTGATTTCAAACAAACTTCCGAAACTTTGATTGCCTGCTTTCGGTACAATTATAAAGTTTGAAATGTCCGGTGCTAACTCTAACATAACAAAAGCCGATAGTTCTGTAAAGTAAAAACTATCTCCAAAGTTCCAATTTTCTAAAGCAAAAAATTCATTTATTGCAGAAATCACTCTGCTTTTTATATCAGCATCATTTGTAACTTCTTCGCTATTTTTAACAATTTTAAAAGTTGCTTGTAAATCTGCACTTGCATTTTCACCAAATAACACTTTGTATTTTACAGGGTGATATATTAATGTATCACTAATTGACTTCATTGTTGATAATGAAGCATTAAAATTATTGTACAAAGAATCACTGCTTGGTAATAGAGGTGGTGTAGCAGTAACACCTGCTAACCATTGTCTAAAATCAATATCATATGTTCTTGTTAAAACGTACATATCTATAATGTTTGTTACACTAGGATCTAATCTCGTATTGCCATCAACTGTGTGTACATATTGGAATTTTACTTTGTCTCTTCCTAAATGAGCAATGTAATTTGTTTCTTCTGAAGTTGTGTTAGTTGTTGTGTTAACCTTTTTAAATGAATTTGTATCAACAATGTAAACTATTGAACCATCAACATAATCGCCTATTGCACCAACTGAACTTTGTCTCACATAAATCATTTCTTCTGTTGCATCAACATACGCATATCTTTGAGTACCGTTTTGACCATCAATTAATTTTTGGAAAACATATTTTGATGTAATGTTCACAGTAGGAGCAACAACATCATTGAAAGCATCTGGATTATCAACTATTCCATCTTGGTCACTATCAAAATGAGTCAATTCAAGTTTTGAACTATCAATATAACCTTGTGCTGTTCTAAATTCTGTTGCAACACTAAAGTCAATATCATTAGTGAATGCTGTTGTAGTGTCTGGTTTTGTGTTAAAAGATAAAACAGATATTCTGTCTTGTAAAGTTTTTCCTGTTACTATGTTGAAATTTCTATCTACACTGTCATAGAAAAATCTAACTTCTCTTTTACTTTCAAATACATAACGCAATGATCTTGTAGCCATTGTGTATGTTGCACCATTATTTGTAAAACGCAAAATCCAACTTGAATCTAATTGTTGATTTGTTACATCACCAGTTTTACCTGTGCTAAAATCACCGTACACATTTAAATTATTTTCGTCAATAACTTGCCATGACCTTGTTGCAACGTCATATCTTAATCCAAAATTGTTGTAAGCAAAAGTTTGATCAATAATTAAAGTTTTAATATCATTTGCAATTTGTTTAGAAAATTTAGGAAGTATTTGTGTTGCAATAGCATCACTTGGCACCACATCATTAAATTGTATTGGTCCTGATCCTGTTCCTGGATCTGTTGCGCCATCGTTGTAAACACTTACAACAGCAGTCCATATGTAAGTTTTAGAACCTAAGTGATCAGCCGCTCCAGACATTAATGAGCCGTCTGCCATAAAATGTTTGCCTGCTGGTGCTTCAAATTTTATCATTGCACCTGGTTCAATGTATTTCAATTGACTTGCTGTAAATCTACCCACTTGATAATCAACTGCTGAAGCAGAATCTTTTAATTTCCCTGTAGATGAATTTGTGTCTTTACTTGATTGCACCCAAGTTGCATTTAAATCAGTTAATAATATTTTTGGAAATTTTTCTATGTAATAATTTCTAACATTTTTGTTAGCCAACATAGGTTCAATTTTGTTTATTATTACTGCTTCAATATCTGTTTGTGTGGTAAAATCAAAATTATCTACAGTTTCATTTTCTTCTTTGTAAATTACACCGTCATTGCCAAACAAATTTGTGTTACTGTATTTTCCTGTTGCATCTATTAAATCAAAATATCTTGATATACCACTTGCTGTTCTATTAATTGCTTTTACTTTTATAATTTCTTGATTAGTTCCTAAAGGAGCAACATTATAATCTTCAGCGGTAACCATTCTGCCTTGCGTGTAATATGTTGCTGGGGCATTAGTTTTAATATTTTCAGTTGATTCCGATGTTGTTGCATTGTCAACTGTGTATTGTAAACCTAATGTTAAAGTCATTGTTTCAGTTTGGTTATTCTGTGAAACATAATCTATATCTACAGCAATGTTCTGCATATCGTCAGGAACCATTCTTAAATTTTGATTTGCACTTGTTCTGTAATATACTCTAAAATTACCTTGTGGCAAATTTCCAAACACTCCGTCAGCAAATTTTAATTGTATTCTATCTTCTGCTCTACTTAAAACTGTGTAAATGTCTTTTATAGATTTGACAGTAGAATTAAAAATTACATTGTTTCCAACTACACTGTCAACTTTTGTCCATAATGTATCTTCTGCACCAGCATCATTTAATGAATATAACCAAACGTCTGTGTTGTTTATATTTCTTGCATCAATTGAAACTGATTCATTATTTGAAGGATTTGTTATTGTAAAATCTCCTTGATCCAAAACTCCTTGTCTAAAGTGGCAGAAAAATCCTGTGTTAGGACTTGAATTTCCTTTACCATCATCTCTATGAACGAAACTTAATGGCTCACTTACTTTAGGTGCTTGTTCTTGTAAACTTTCATTGTCAAATGTTGTTGATACTATTTCAAATTCTAAACTTTGTCCACTAATACTTTTTGAAAAAGTATAAACAGGCGTATCTAAAGTCGCTGTGTTGAATCTATATTGTGCAGTAGGAATAGAATCTATTGTTGCTGATTTAATTGGTTTTCCAAATTTTTCATTTTCGCCTAAACCTGCATTTAAAACTTTTATAAATTGTTCATACCAGTTTGCATTTCCTGAATCATTCCAAGACACAGTTTGATTTGCAAGATTTAAATTGTTGCTATCAATTATATTTTCTGTTGTTGAAATACTTGTTAATTTAAGTAAGCCATTACCTGCTTGGTTTCTTGTTGGATTGTAACTTATTAATCTTGCTAAACGTAAAACACTTTCACGTCTACTTGCTAAATCTATAAAATTTTCTCTTGCGTTTAAATCTGTTCTAAATGAAATGTTTTGTCCTAAAAAAGCAATTAAGTCAATAAGTGCAAGATACTCTGATGATTCAATGTAATCATTAAAATCTTCAGGATAATTGGACCTGATGTATTGAATCATTGTTCTACGGATAGTATCAAAATCGTAACTTTTGAATTCTGCATTTTTATAAGATTGGTATATTCTTTTCCAATCTTCTGCTAACAATAATCGGTTTTGTCTATCTGTAGATGCCATGATGTCCTTTTGTAATATCAGTATTTATTGTATGACATAAACTACGCATTTAATTTAGTAATCCGTTGTTTTGGTCAAAAGTTAATTTAAGTCTTTCAGAAATGTTATATTTCAAATATTCTAACTCAATTTCAATTTGTATGCCCGATTCAAATGGCGTAACAACAATGGCAGTTGCTCTAATTCTAGGGTCACTATCGATAATTGACTGTACATTGTTTTTTAATGCTACTTCCACCTCGTCTGTAAGTGGATCAAATAATATATCCCAAATAATTGTGCCAAATTCAGGATTCTCTAATTTTTCCCCTTGTCTAATGTGGAAATGATTTAATAAATCTTGCTTGATAAGACCTATATCATATAAAGCAAATGAAGAGTTGGCTTCATTCACTGTGCTGATACCTCTGTACATTTTCTGACTAGGTGGCTGTGTTTTGAACTCTTTGCCTGCTACCACCGTCTCTTTATATAATTTTTTCTCTGCCATAACAATATTTACTTTATTTTTAACCCCCT